CAAATATGTGTCTGAGTTTGAAGCCATATTGTCTTCATCTTTAACAGCGACTACGAAATCTAAATTTCCATCCGTGTCGTCGTAAGATACATCAATGAAGGTTTCTGTGCCGTCAAGCATACCCCCTACATAATCTTCCACTTGTTCAGCACTAACTACCGCAGAAGCCGCTATCGCTACTTCGGCTTCATCGGTAATGTGGGGAAGCCCGATGCGATTCTGTAATTTACGATTCCGTGCCATGTGATTACCCTAAACGATGAGTGATTTATCGGTCTTTCTTCTTCTCCGGTAGTATCTTCTTCAATTCAGACGAGTCCGAACCTCCCGAAGTAGTCACGAAGTCATCCATCTTTAGGTCATGTTTCTGCCGTAATGCTTCCATTTCCAAATCATGCTTTAGTCTCAATTCTTGCATGGTTCGTGTGTGATTCTTATGTGCCTCAGTAGCGGAGACTTCTGAGGCCAATTCATCGGGGAGAATGTTTATTTTCGCTGTCTCTTTGCCCTTGAATAAATCAAGCACGCTTGTTATGATTAGTAGCGCAGGGCCACCAAGAAGACCAATAACAGTCAATTGTGAATCTGAAATATCTCGCTGTTCAACAAGAGAGTAGTAAGAGGCTGATGCGGCTATCACTACCCACGCCAAAACTACCGCCGTTCCGAACATAAGCATTAGTGAATCATTTGGGGCAGGCTTGCGCATGATTCATAAAACAGGCTTATTGATTTATCAATTATCCCCTTGTTTTAAGTCCTTCGCACCGTCTTGAGAGTTTTCCGGCGGCAATTCCCCTGTCTCCGGCGCTATCGGGGTCAAATCCTTTCTATCGTCTCCGTCTTGTTTCGCCTTTGGTAAATTAAGAAGGTCAAGTGCTTGATTTAGAGTTAGAATGCCCGCGTCATATCCCATTGTAGCACGCTGCATAATGTTGAGGGGCGTTTCGCTATCCATAGCATCAAACTTAATTTTTGGAAGGTCTTGCCTCCTGTGTTCTATACCCAATAAAGTAAGATGGGTAGAAAACAATTCAGCACACGCCTGTTCCAATATCTTGTGCATACGAGAGATGGCTTGAACCGCCCACATATTTGCGTTGTAAGTAGCAGCGAAGGTTGAGCCCCGCTCTTGGCCTGCGGCCACACGAGGCACTTGGAGGACAGCAGCAATGTCTCCATTGATAGCATCAAGGAAGTCGCTACTGTTGGGTAGTGCATTCTCCAAATCTACATGGTGAATCTCTACATAATGAGGGAGAACGGGGATTTGGTCTCCGCGTAGTCCTTCAAAGAGTGAAATTACATCATTCATAATTGTATTGAGTCTGTCGTATTGCTCGGCAGGGTCTTGGATATGCTCGATAGCAGACTTGTCTATTGTGATATACTGCTTAGTCATAGAATCCTCAAGACTGACTCGATTATTCATAGCATTATACTTCATGCGTATTGCCTGCTTTAGTGCGGAGAATCGAGAAGCGCCCCAAATACCGTAGGTGCTTCTTCCCTTGTTATCTACGAACCAATTACTTCGGTAATCCACCTTGAAGTGTAAAACCTCCGTTGCTGAAATAGCCTTTTCGTAGGTTGTTGCTTCTCGTAGCATATAGGTCACAGGCCTGATAATAGGATTCTCCTTTGAAGCCACGAAGTAAGAGCCGAGACCGCCCCGCTCATCCACGATATTCACTTGCGCCACAGGCAGGTTTTGTAGGTCTGTTATACCCTCACCCTGCTTGCCTACAATCTTGTTAATGTCGTTCCCATATACCATGAGATTGCGCATAGCGTTAATCATCACATCATCAAAGTCAAGGTTCTCTTCTACTAATTCCCTAATACTATTGCGTATGCTCGCATTCTTAGCCTTATCGTATTGAATCTCAAAATTGTTAGCGGTAAGAGATACCGCACGCACAGCCCCATTCAATTCGGGGTCAAGTTTCAACATTAGGTCATACATATCGAATTCGTTATCGTAATTGCTATCCTTGTTGAGTTTTTCTGTATCTCGCACTATGTCGGGAATTCCTGCTGCCACCTTGAAGGTTTTGTTTGTTGGTATGCGGGTTTCAGTCACCGCTTCTACATTGCGGCCCATTAGTCTGTCCCACAGCGTTCTCTCTGCCATATCAAGCGAACAATGATGGTGGCTTATAATCATTGGGTTATTGTTTTCGCACATTTTCCACTTTTTAGAAAGAATTAACCATGATACTGAGTGCTTTTCGTCCTTTTTTTCAATTCTTTCAAAGAGGGTTGAGAGAAGTAATGGGCTGAGACACTAAACATACCATTGAAAGAATTGAAGAAATAAGAAAACCGTTATACTGCGGCCCTGTAATTTCTTCCCACATAATGAAAACGGGCAAACAAATTAAATACACACGAATGCTTATAAGACTCAATCTTGAACGAGTGTTCATGGGGCAGGGTGACGAACCAAGTGGTCGCTACACAGGCGGCTATGACCTAATAGACAAGATTGCTAAAGAGCGCTCATTCGCAAGTAAGACTGAGTTTGCACATTATTTGCATAAAGTAGAACCACGATGTTCGGTTGATGGGTGGCGAGCACGCATTTACCGTTGGGCGAAGAGAAATAATGTATCCCTTAGCGACTTCTACAAGAAGGAGGACTACGACTCCATTAGTTTCAAGGATAAACTCAAGAGTCTCTACTATGACGAAAACGGAGATAACTACCTCACTGTTTCTATTGATAGTAAGCAATTGGTTTGTATTGATGGTGATACTCATAGGGCTATGAAAAAGACCTACTCCAATGACGGTGGCAAGGCTACAATAGAAGAGATGAGTAGGAAGTTTGGCTTCCCTTCATCGTTTATCTTCAATTACATAAAGGTGTGTGGTTGGACGCATGGTATGGATATTTACACGGATGAGCAAATACAGAATAAGAGTGTTGATGAATTAGTAGAGGAAGTTATCGAGTCCAAGCGAAATCGAGTCTTAGAAAAGGCAAACAAGAAGTATTGGGCGGGCATCGAAAAGGATGCAGATAACTACAAACTTCTCCAAGAGACATGGGTGGGCGAATTCAAATCTCTTATCCAACAGAAGACAGGGAAGGTAAAGCAATTCAAGATTGAGAAGGCTAATTCTCCTTATGCTGTTGTTATGTCTCCTACTGACCTACACTACGGTAAGCACGGTTGGAAGGACGAAGTAGGAGAGGAATATACCTTAGACATTGCGCGCGAGAGACTTCTTTCTGCTACGGGTAATCTAATCAGTCGCTTTAGCGGGAGGCCGGATAAGATAATTGTTGCTACGGGCTCGGATTGGTTTCATATAGATAACGAACAGGGTGGCACTACTGCCGGAACACCCCAAGACATGGCGGCAAGCCCCGCACAAATTCTAATGGATGGTTGCAAATTAGCGAGAGAGCATATTGATATGCTACGCTCTGTCTGTCCGGTAGAAGTAGTATTCATGCGAGGCAACCACGATAGACACACTGCGTTGGCTCTTATGCTGTATCTTGATGCGGTCTATGAGGACTGTGATGATGTAGAAGTTATTTGCGACCCTAAGACGCGACAGTATCTACAATACGGTAATAACCTTCTTGGTTTTACACATGGGGATGGAGTAAAGGGCAATGACCTTCCATCCCTAATGGCGACAGAAGAAAGACAGGCTTGGGGAGACTTAGAGCATCACACTTGGTTTCATGGGCATTTGCATTACATGAAAACTACTGAAATGAATGGTGCTCTTATCTTACAATTACCAAGTTTAGCAGGCCATGATAGATGGCACTACAAGAAGGGCTACACAATGAGTCGTGCGGGAATGACTGCACACATAGTAGATGAAAAACAAGGGGTCATTGGTTATCTCTTTAGTCCGGTGGTGCGACATGATTGAGTGGGTCTCGGCAGAATGTGATGGTTGCGGTTGGAAAGCAGACCGTATGATGAAGAGTAAGGCTGAGTCCGGCATTTGTCCGTATTGCAACAAAGATAAACTGAGGCCCGTATAATGAAATTCAACACAGACTTTGCTATGGCCCGTTCCCGTAATGATGTAGAATACTTCTACAAATGGTTAGGTTATACATGGGGAGACCACATAGGCGAATGGATGGAAATGTATGGTAAGCGTGGAGATGTGCAAGTCCATAGGGTCTGTATCATTGCCCCAAGAGACCACAGTAAATCCACTACTTTGAGGGTTAAACTACTACATAGCGCACTTTTTGAGAAGTGGCGCGACAAGGCATTCACCTGTTGGCTGTTTTCAGCAAGTAAGGATTTGGCTATACGCAGACTTGAGGAAATACGAGAGGATATGAAGCGACACCCTCAGTTAAGCAAGTATCTTGATACGCGCAGGGGCAACAAGTTAGAATTACGATTCACCAACGGCGCTTGGATACGCGCCACTTCGGTTGGGTCTGCCATTCGTGGTGAGCACCCTGCCTGTATTGCTTTTGACGATGTGTTGGATGATACGGGCGACCAAAATTTCAACGGTATTAGGCAGTGGTTTAGGAAGAAGGTCACACCTATGTTAAGTCCCGGCACTTCGATTTACTGCGTAGGCACACCTATGTCTATGACTGACCTTTACCACACGGAGATGTTAGAGAATGATACTTGGGAGAGTGGAACATGGTCGTCTGTGTTAAATTGGGATGAATTCAAAACCGACCCCGAAAATGTTAAGCCCATCGA